TTCTGCTTTTAGTTTTGGTAAATTACCAACGTCAATATAAAATATTCTTCTCTCTGGTGCTCTAGATATTCTGTAAATAACTAAACTGTCTTCAATCATTCTTAATTGATTTACAGGTTTAATTGCTTTATGTAAATAAGATAATACTTGATTTTTGTTTGCGTCAATCAAACCAGACGGACAATAAGTTATTGCGTCTTCGGCAATTCTCATACCTTGGTTCATCATACCTTTCAACATCTTTTCATTGTAAAGATAATAATCCTCTTCATCTTTAACTATTGTTGAACCTTGTGGCCCAGGCACTTTTTGAACTGCTTTTACTTTTCTGATTTTTCTAGGATCAATATATCTTACTTCTTGAATACCTAGTTTAGGATTTTTTGAATCAATAATCTTATGATAGAATAATCTGCCATCAACATACCAACGTCTAAAGATATCATGTCCTTTAGTATCAAAGTCTAACAAAGATTTTATATCAGCAAAAGCTTCCCTCATACTGTTTTTAATTTTGTTAGAATATTTTAGATTATCTAAAACTATTTCTACTGAGGTATCTCTTTCATCTGATACAATAGCTTCGTTTACGATATCCTCTATCGCACTATCGCATTCTGGTTGTTGGGCAATGTCTCTATATCTACGAATAAGATCTAGATCGTTTCTGTCTCTACCGTCAATATCTAAGACCTGGGCAAAGTGTCCACCACCAGATATTTCTACTGTTCCGTCATCTGGCGACTTCTGAACAAATTTGTCCTCAGGTCTGATATCTTTTATTCTTTCGAATCTAAATCCGAATAGCTCTGCCATTATATACTCCTACGTTTCTTAATATTTATGTAGGTAAATTAGAAGTTTACACCACTTGCTTCAAAGTGTTGATATCTCCATGTCACCTCAAACTCTTCCAATGCATTAACAGTTTCGTAAGATAACTCAATGTCTGCTAATGTTAATGGATAAGCATTTCTGAAAATATAAGATTTAATTGTTGTTCCGTCTCTATCTAATTGTTCAACTGTTAAGTCTGATTGATAGTCACTAGAAACAATTGTACCTGTATTATCAGCAAGATCATTAATACCATTCATCCAACGCTCTATTGCGTTTCTGATATTAAAGTCTGTATCATTTAAAAATGTACTATTCCAAGTTTCAAACTCCCTATCACCTGCTACATAAATTTTTCTTCCTCTAAAAGGTACTTCTATTTCTCCAAGTGTTTGACCTGGTAATTTAGAAGCCTTACATAGAAATGATGAGTTTGCTACGTTTAGTCCTGTTACAATACCAATTGGCGGTACAATCGTTACTCTAAACTGATTGGGTCTTGCACCACCACCTTTTAATTGTGCTTTAAAATCGTCTATACTAGCCATCTTACGCTCCTCCTACTTCACTAAAGGCAACGCCTGATCTTGTTGCTATAAAGTTTAGCGATATGAAGTTAATAGAACGATTAGGTTTAACAAAAACATCTGCTACGAACTCGTTTCTGTTTACCACTTCGCCTGTATTGTTTGTTGCGTCACACACTACTTGAAAGTCCTCTATTCCTCTTCGTCCTTGTATGTCTCTTAGGAATGGTTCAACAAGATTTTTAAATCTTGCTCTAGTAAATGCATCGTTAACTTCAAATAATTGAAATTTAGAAGCAGTAGAGATTGCTTTCTCTAAAACTATAAACAATCTTCTAACGTTTATTCTATCAAACGCACTAGGAGTTGTCAAGGCAGTTTTATCACCGAATAGTGTTACGCCTTGGCCTGGAAAGTTAACAACTGGGTTAACTCTTGCTTGATAAAGATCGTCTCTTTCTGCTTGATTAGGATTGAAAGAAAGTTTGATTGCACCTCTTAATACACCTCTGTTAAATCCAGCGGGTGAGAAAAAGACTTCTGCAACTGCATCGTTTCTCGCACATAATCCAGCGATATCACCGTTAAGTGGTACGTATCTATAAACGTCAGCATATTTGTCATACATGTATTTGTATCCACTATCAAGAACTGCATAAGAAGAACTTGGTAATGTTGCAGCTGCGTTTACTACGTTTGTCTTTTGTGTATTTGAAGATGCTACTCCTACTGTTGCAGCTCTGTGAGGTGATATAAATGCGATAGCATCTAATCTCGCTTCTGCAAGAGTAATTAACATAGTACCATGTGTGTCATAGTTTGCTTGTGTATCTGCCGCAATTGAAGATGATCCACCAATGATTAAGTTTACATCATTGATTTCTGAATCATCAAACTTGTTATATGCGATTGATAACTCGCCGTTTGTCAAAGCATAGTCATCCGTTCCACCTGTTAATGCGTCAACGATTGGAGCGTCAACTGCTGTAAATGCAGTACCTGAAGATATATCAGTACCCCAATTTGAACCGCCTGATGGGTGATCGCACCAATATATTTGTTCTGAGTTTGCAAATATAACATCTGGGTAGAAGTTTGAATTACCCTGTGGTGTTTTTGCGTTTGGATGTTTTGACATGGCAGCAAATCTTTCTATAACTGCTGATGTTCTTTGACCTGCAACGTCAACATCAAAACCTGTAATCGCACCAGTCTTGTCATAAACTACTACATGCAATTCGTCTGCTGTACCTTTTGAGTTTTGAGTAGACCATGGTGATGTACCAGGAGCTGAGTCAAATAAATCGTAAAATCTCCATTTTCTTTTTACGTATGAGTTGTCAGGTATAATGTTGTGTGTTCCGCCACCGTTAGGATCATCTAATTTTCTGATAGTCATAACGTTTGTTGATGTGTTAACTGCTGTAACTTCGTACTCTTTACCTGCCTCACCTGCAACTGCTGTTGTACCTGCTGAGTTTGTAAAGAATGATACGATATCACCAACGGCGATTACGTTGTCTGCTAAGTCTATATCGTCAACTGCGATTTCTGTAGATCCAGCTGCGTCTTCGCCTACTGTTAAAGATGAAGATGAAATTACTTGTTCATATGCTGTTGCTGTAGCACAGATGTCAACTCCTAAAGAGTTACCCCATGTTCCTGCTGTTCTTGCAGCCCACTCACCGTGAGAGCCTTCTCCACCTCTGAATGACTGCTCGTAATGATCGTCATCCCTAATTAATATTCCGCTGTTTGCACCTGCGTTAAGGACTGCACTCTCAGCTCTTACTACCCTTAGTGAATTTCCGTATTGCAAGAAGTTTGCAGCACAAAACCAGTTTTCATAACTAGCACTTGTAGTACCTGGTTTACCGAAAATTTTTACTAAGTCCTCTTCAGAACTAATTGTTGTCACGCTGGAAACAGGGCCTTTTGCGAATGCACCTGCAATTGCACCAATAGATGTTGCTACCGCTGGTACGACATTCGTTAAATCGGTTTCTTTTACCTGTACGCCAGGTGAAACTAAAAATGCCATTGTTGTTCTCCTATTTGAATATTCTAATAATTATTGCAATAATACTTCTTTTTATACATGTATTTATAGAAACATATATTTCAACATCATGTTTTTATATGCTATACTATATATAAATATCCATATGCAGACACATTATCAAAAATATAAAGAAACAATTAAGAAAGTTGCCCGAAGAAACTACTCAAAACGTGTCTCATGGATCAATAAACATCTATCTAATTTATCTTGTCAACAATGTGGTGAGTCTGAAACTATATGTTTAAAGTTTCATCCACATGACGCAGATATCCGTAAAAAGTCTAAAGTTACAGGTATCAATACAGAAGGCAGAGAAGATATACTAAAATTAATACAAACTTCTAAAATCCTTTGTCATAATTGTTGGATCAAGTTAGATAACGATCTAATTGAACTTTTGTAATATCCTTTGTTTCCAAACTCATAACACCTGTAATTACTAACATTGGTCTAGGTGTCATACTTGCGTTTGCCGTTGCATGAGGTATATTCTGCCAATCAAAGTAATGTATATCCCCACTTTGCCATCTATCAAATATTTGATTTCCGTATATCAAAAATTGACCTGGTTCCCAATCATCTAACATAACCATTATTCTAATTACGTTATTTGGATCTTCGTCTAAATCATAGAGTTTATCTATATGCATATTTAATACATCGCCAGTAAACTGAACATGTAATTTTGCTTTACATGATTTAAACTGAAAATAATCTATCATCTTTTGTATTGTAGGACATTTACTAAAATCAGTTAATCCTCTGTAGATTGTCATCTTAGGATTGGCACCTGCTTTTATTAAATCATTTTCTTCTGCCTCAACATCATTGTTAGGTCTATCAGTAGATAATCTTCTATTACTCCAATTAATTTTTTTAGTATCATTGATAACATTATCTACCTCATCTTTCCACGTTCCTACAAATCTACCAATATGTTTTACGTTATCAGTATCTTTTATTTTTTTATTGAAATGATAGTTACTTCTTTTCTTTGCGTCTTCCCAATTTGAGATCATGATTCCTCACACGCTTTTTTTACTTCTTTATCTAATGGTTGGAAAATGTTTCTACCTTTAATATATTTTTCGTTTGTATCAACTAAATCTTTATAGTCAACATCAATAGGAAACTCTAATTTTTCTCTTAGGTGTTCTAGATATTTTTGTTTGTAAAGATACAACAACTCCATTGAAATAAAATAGGGATTAGGCAATTTTGCTATCTCATTTTCAAACAACGGAGTTGTATGCATTCCCCTAACTCTTTCTTGTTGTGCTTTGAGAATTGATTGATCTCTTCCTATGACAACAACTTTAACGTCAAATATTTTTGACGCCTTAGATATAAACTCTTCGTATTTTGGAATACAAGGTTTATTATCTCTAAAGTAAGGGCAAGAGATTGAGGTAAAGTTATACTTTGTTTGTGTATCCTCAATCTTACTTGGATCATCCCACCAGTGACTAAAGGGCTCAAGGTGATGACCTTCCCAATACTTTTTCATCTTCCAACCATAAACGAATGGATGACGACTAAGTATTTTGGCCCATAAGTGATTACCCGATCCTTGTGGGCCAGTAAGAATTAATAGTTTACTTTTTTCCATTGGTCAGATGAATATGGTTTCCAATTAGATATTAACAAAGTTAATATTGGAGATCCAAATATAGCAATCATTGTTCCTATAAACGCAGTATTACCATATCCTAATTTACCATAAACAAACAACGCTTCTCCAATAGTTGCGGCGATTACTATACCCCAAAACATACCTCTTTCATTTACCCAATGAGGTTTAAGTATAGAAATCATTGAAGGCAACCATACAGATGCTCTTAATACTGCAAAGAATAAGAACAAGTATAATAGTGTCATACCTGGTATGTTTGCAATAATTAATCCAGCGATTGCAAGAGCAATCATTCCGTATCTTGCCCAAACTATTTCGTTTCCTTTTGCAGTCTTTGTTTTAAATTTATTATAAACATCATGACCTGTCATGTTTGCAATAGAGGCAAACTGACTATCTAGAATTGCAATCAAACCTGAGAAGACTATAAACATAAAGATTACAGACGCAAACCCTGGTAAGAAGTGTGCAATTACTTGAGCGTTAGTTGTTCCAACATCCGTTATATCTAATCCAGCACCTGCTCCGACAAATCCTAATAGACCCATCATTATTGGAACTACTATAAAGATAAATGACGCAAGTACAAAAGAAGGTATAATAGATTTCTTTTTAATTGAAAATGCTCTTTGATAGAAAGAGTTATCACCCCAAGGTCCACCCATGTGTCCTAAGAATGCGGCTGCACCAAATCCTAAAAAGATACTTAACATTGACGGATCTTTTATTCCACTAAATCCAGCAGTTACAGTTTCCCAACCACCTGCGTTAACAATAACCCAAGGCACTAAGATAAGCACACCTAACCATACTACAACAATTTTAATTTGTTCAGTTATAACTGTCGCTTTCAATCCTGTTCTGAAAGAATATAATATAGCAATACCTGCCATTAAAAATGTAACTAGATTATAATTTAATCCTGTTAACACTTCAACTGTTTTAGACCCTGCAAGTAAATTAATTGCAAAGGCACATATTGCAAGTATCATCATTTCCACTACGAAAACTGATTGTACTCTTCCACTAAATTTTTCTTTTAAATAACCTGAGAATGTAAACCCTTGAGGTTTATCGTCTCTAATTCTTTTGGCAAAATATGCAAATGCACCTAACGTTAAAAAGTTTCCTAAACAAAACCAAAATAATCCGTTAAATCCATTTACGTATGCTTGTTGTGCTGATATGAACAATCCTGGTGCCCATAACCATGCG